ATTTACGTTCGGCTTTATAGTATTCATTTGCATATTCACAGTTTTGATATTGTTCAAACCACGGGCCGCCTTCTGTATAGTGCAACAGTTTAGGCTTGCCATCTTCTGGTTCTTTGTACCAGCCTACTAACCAATTCCACTCGTGACTTAACTCACCAATTTCGCTGTCATCAAGCCAGCTAAATCTATGTAAGTATGCTCCGGTGATTTCTTCGTTATTAACTAGCTCTTTGGTTAGTTGTTTATTAGAAGGATGTCCACAATTAATTAACATCATACTAGACCAATTTTTACGTGGATAAACCGTTTGCTTCTGCCCGTCCATCTTAGTACCTTCTTTAGGTGTGTAATCGTGCTGAGCACACATTACTGCATACTTGTCGTCTCTTTGGTTAAACAATTGTTTAATGTCAGTAAGTGCAATAAAATCACAGTCAATGAATAAAGCCCAGCCATCAAACTCTTGAAGCTCAGGAACAAGGAATCTAGTAAATGTAAATTCTGTACTTGCAAGTTTATCCTTTTCTCTCCAGTACATTTCGTCTTTTCTAAGTTGTTTTTGTTTCAACGGAATAATATCTACTTCGACGGTTGCTGTATCAAGAATACTCTGCTTACACGCTTGATATGCAATGTCTTCTCTTCGGTCCCAGCCTACATAAATTTTTAATTTATCTTCTTTCAATATCTTCCTCCACACATTGTTCTCCCCATTGTACTTCTAGTATATGGGTATTTTCGGCACCTGGGTTGCTTGCTCGATGCCATACTTCTTTACCAATTTCAAATGGTCTACTATGTTGTTCTAATATTATACAGCTTTGTACGTTATTCCACTCTGTATCCATTTTTACTGTACCCTCAAGTACAGTCCATTGCTCAGATCGTAAGAAATGTTTTTGATCGCTCAAACTTTTACCCGGATATATTACAAGTTCTTTTACTTTATAACCTTGCTCGGGTTTGTGATCTAACACACGCCAGTAGCCCCAATCACGTTCAGTCTTTTGTGTTTTCCATTCGTCAAGTATCCAACTACTACTGTTAGCTTTGTTTTCTCCGCCAACGCCAAAGACAAATTCAACATCTGTAAATTTCATTTCAGGTATGTTAGATTTTGATCTATCTCCGCCATTGGCGAAAATAAGTTTTGAGTCTGAACTTTTTGTAGATACTACTTGCATTATTGCGTGATTAGCAGTATCGTCTATGTCGTCGAAACCTATAACTTCATCTACAACACTAAGTTCTTTTATAATTGCACACCGTTCATCAAACGACATAAAAGGTCTGCCCTTTTTGCGTGTTAACCATTCGTCACTATTAACACCTACAACTAAGTGATCTCCTAATTGTTTAGCTGATTTAAAGTACTCTATGTGTCCTGAGTGTAGCGGATCGAATCCGCCGGTGACTAAAACTATATCCATACTGGTATTTATTAAGTACTAGTATTATGATTTCTTAGATTGGTTTGATAAAACTAACGTGTAAGTGTTTACCTTTAACTTTTATTGGAGTTATGTTTGTAAATTTTTCTTCTTCTAATAAACAACTTAATGTGTCAAAGTTGTAGCCACTTTTATGTACGTCCCATAGTTCTGTGTCGCCTTCTCTTTGCCATCCCCAAAAACCTGCTTTTGCGTGTTCTATGTTTTCCTTATTTAACCATTGGGCTATATGATGGTCAATATTAGGCAATGACATTTCACATAACGCTCCAGGTTTCATAATATTGTACCAAGCATTTAGAGTTTTTCTTCCTTGGGGGAATGTTAAATGTTCAAAAAAATGTCTCGAAAAAATATTATCTACACTATTATGAGGTACTAAATTATCAATATCCCAAGCAACACAAACAAAATCTATACCAGGAAGATTTCTTATATCACAAGTTTTATATCCTAATTTAGTAGGGTTATCTCCGCAACCAAATTCTATATTCATTTATATTCCTTTCAATAAATGAAACCAAGGTAGGCCTTGTGCTATTTCGTCTTCTCGCCATTGGCAGTATCCTAAGTTATTTAACCATTGTTGTCTATCAAATAATTCTGGTGATTCTATTTGAGATAAATCTTTATTACTACAATCCCAAGCCATTGAACTAGAACACATACTAAATGTAGGAATGCCTTCGCATATACTTTCAGTTAATGCATTACTATTGAATCCTACTACGGCATATGCGTCTTTAAAGTCTTTGTACAATCCGTCGCCGCCTTCTGTAACGCCGTGACCTTGACGACTTCCTAAAGTGTTTGTACTAATATCAACATCAAAGTTTTTTAATGCTTCTAATTGACGGTCTTGGCGTAAAGGATGCATTCGTACACGTATAGGTCGGTTGGTATATTTTTTAATCTCATTTAATGTAAACGTGAGAAAGTTTTCATACGATCCGTGTTTTTCTAACAAGTTTTTTAGACTACTGTCTCCGGGACGCTGTAAAATTAGTAAAACATAGTCTCCGGTAGTGCGCCAATCTTTAATTGTAATTTTTTGTTCTGCTTGTATTCTGTTCCATCTATCCGGTGGCGAGTCTTTATTACAATAGTTTCCTTCGTTTTGAAAATAACTAGTCCAACTAAATCTATGATATGCTCCGGGGCAACCAGACTGTTTCATATTTCGACGAAACACCGGAGCTTCGGCAACTATAAAAGGCTTGCCACTGTCTAAAATATATTGATAATATTTTTCTAATTTTTTACGTTTTTGTCCAGCTATGTTATGCTGTAAAAAAACATCAGCTGATGCAAGTGTATCTTTGTCATTCCAGGATACTAATTTAAAATTAGGAAACTTAGGTATAGGATGATTCCTATACATTTCCTCAATAGCTACTACTAAACTATCTTTGTTCATTTTTAAATAAAAGTCCTGTTTTTTTGACAAATTGATGTTTCTTCTTTTTGCCCATTGTTGATACTTGTCGCATTTGATTAGTTAAATTTTCATCATATGTAAAGTTATATTTAGACATTGTCTCTATCCAATATTCTTGTGTATTTTCATTTACGTGATGATAGCCGCCGTGACCAATCGGTGCGTATGTCATTATTAAGTATTTTGCTTGTTGCATAGCCTGAACATAATTAGGAATATATTCTTCGTATACGTGTTCGACAAACTCTGCACTCCAAGCAAGATCGTAATTTTCTGTTATCGGAACAGGTCCTTTTGTAAAGTCGTGAATTATAAACTTACTATTATCGTAGCGATCTAAAGTATAGTCTCCGTCTATTCCTGTTGCTTTTATTCCTATGTTATTTGCTAATTCTACCATACCGCCTGGACCGCAACCAACATCTATCATCGACTGTATGCCAAATGTAGCTTTTGCCCATTCTAGCGTTCCACGGTCTAAATGTGTCTTTCCGTTGTGGCCACCAAGATGTTCTTCTAATGTCATTCTGTACCTTGATCCCTGTATCTTCGGTAATTAATTAAAAATTTTTCTTTAACTTTTTGATTACCTTTTAATGTTAAAAACGCACTATTTGATTTATTTTTTCCTATTGACATCCATTGATTGCCAACTGACTGAAAATTAAATTCGTTCGCAAATGTATTTAACACTATTTGATCTCTGCCCCATTGCCAATTATCAAACGGAACTGATGTTAATTCTTTATTTAATTCTTGCCTAAAGCCATTTTGATTAAACACTACAAGTCCGGCGAGCCACCTATCTTCTTTATGATGTTTTAAAACATATTGCTTTTCAAAAAGATGTTTAATTTCAGTAGGTTTGATTATTGGGCGTGTACAGATACTATCTGCATCAAGGGTAACTACGTTTTCATTATTAGAAAATTTCTCAGCTGCTACTAAAAATCTTACCGCTTGTAGATATGCTATTTTAGTATCGGAGTTTAAAAATTCTCTTTTTTCAGTAGTTATATTAACATTATCTAAAGAATTTTCAACTGTTGGATTTACAATATGACAATGTAAACTAATCCACGGATTATGATGATGAATGCTTTTTAGTAAGGGTACAGCCCATTCATCGTAATATTTTTGATCACACCCTAATAAAACATTATAACGAGGCATCTTCCATACCCGCTACTCTTAGCTTAACAACATTTGTTATTTGCCATTGTTTCTGATCAAGTGCTTTAAGTACGCCTAACCATTTGTTTCGCATAAGAGCAAACTCGTTAATAATCTTTTCATAGTCAACGACATCTGCCTCACCGTCTACGTATTTTTCAACGTCACGGCTTGACAGAGCTCGTTGATAGTTTTCAAGATATTTCTTAAAAAATGAGCTACGCAACCTACGTAGCTCTATATTTAAATAGTTTAGTATAGCTTCAATCTCTTGAAGTTGATTAAATCGTTGTTCAACAATACCCGGCATACTTGCAGCCGCACGTTCTACATTTCCAACTAGTTTAACCTCTTTGCGAGCATCAACTATTTCGTCTTCAAAGTAAGCAATTGCTTGTGGTATTTTGCTTATGTCACGAGATACTTCGCTATACCAACCCATTATTCATCCCACTCTACTTCTTCTTCTAATACATCATCATCATCAAGATCTAGATAATAATTAATAGCAATATCTAACGCAGTATCGTGACCTAATGCAGAAATAAATGATTGATCTTCTGTGCCACAATCAGCCATTAAATCTACATAACGTTCAGCAGCCTGCTCAACGTGTTTTTTATCAACATATTCTTTAAACAATGTCCAGATGTCAACTATTTGCGTATCTTCCATATTCTACTCCTCAATTGGTTGTAAGTCTTCTAGTTCTACCTCATCAGTAGCCTCATCATCGGTATTTACCACTTCTGATTGTTTTACTAGATAATCTGACATAACCTTGTCAAGATTCTCTCCTATCCATTTTTTACGATAATCAAGAATTTCTTCACCATCAAGTGTAGTGTATGCAAGCCTATTACCTTGCTTGTTAATAATGCCTTTTGCTTCAAATAATTCAAGCAAACCACTATATGGATTCATACCAGTTTCGTATGGAATCTTTACCTGTACGCCTTCAAACGGTTTAGCATAACGAGTCTTCATAACTTTACAGCCAGCACGGATACCCATAACTTGACTGATCTTGTTACCATCTTCGTCTTCTTTTAGTTTTAACTTCTTCATTGCAACAACAATACTTGATGCATAGATAAAACCTTGTCCGCCACTAATCTTGTCATCTGGATCAAACATATCCTGTGATGCATAAGTGTGATTAGTACATACTAAGCCTACGTTGTGACTACCAATCATATTAACTGTGTTACGAACAAGTGAAGTCAATGCCTTAGGCTTACGACCCATATCACCTTTCATATCACCTTTGTTAAACTGATCAACGTCTGTAGGTGTTAGTAACATACCTAAACTATCAATAACAAACAATACTTTAGGACGCTCTTCCTCGTTCATTGCTTTGTAGTCTGTCATAAATGTTGAAATAGTTTTAGCAACATCGTCAATCATTGACATATTAAGTTTAAGTAGTTTTTCTTCTGATGTGTCTACATCTAATGCGTGTAACCACGACTCATCAAGTGCATTCTCAGAGTCAATTAGTACTACAAAGATACCTTGATCTTGTGCTGCCTTTACAATGTTACCTGCACAGATATAACTTTTACCTGCACCAGACTCACCTGCAAACACAGTAACCTTACCCATAGGAACACCTTTGTTAAAGTCTCCTGAGATAAGATAATTGAGTGCATAGTTACCCGTACTAATCCAGTCTGTAGGATCGTTAAATCCTGCACTCATACCTGAAATAGATTTTGTTAATGAATTCCGAAACTTTGTCGGATCAAACGATTTGTTCGCCATATTTTTCTCCTATCTAAAAAGCGTGACAGCTATTAACTTTTGAAGTGTTGACAGGTAAACCGTGAATCTCTGCTTCGGTTTTGTTAATAGCTGTCATATTGTTTTATTAACCTTGACGTGATCTAATCATTGCTAGAATGTCTTGGGCGTTGCCACCTTCTGCAGGAGCCGCTTCAGCCGCTGGTGCTGGAGTTGCTTCTGGTGCTGCCGCTGTAGCAGTTTCTACTGGAGCACTTTGGCTTACAGCAGTTGCTTGTGGGCTTGCCGCTTTTTGTGGATCGCCTGTGCGTTGTGCAAATCCTGCAGGACGGAAGTACTGTCCCCAACGATCCATATCAAACGCTTCGCCATCTACTGATGCTTCAAACATTTCTTGCATTACTTTTAGTTCTACTTCACCTGGCTTTTTAGGTAGGAAGTCATTTAGATTAAACAAGCCGTGTGTATCGACAGCAGCCATTTCTGCATCACCTAGTGGACGATCTCTACGTGCCCAGTTAGATGTTGAATAGTCTGCGTATCCGCCTTTTGAAGTTTTGTTTAGACGGAAGTCTACACCAGCAGTATAATCTGTTGGCAGTTCTTCCATATCTGGGTCCATAAGCGCCTGCTTAATGATCTGGAAGATTTGTGGTCCAATAATAAACCTACGAATTGGATTCTCAGGTGTAGTATCGTCCGATAGTGGGTTATCAGTTACAAACCCTTGGAAGATGTAAGAACGTTTCTTCCAATACTTACGACCCATATCTTCTAAACTTGGGTCTTTAAACCATCCACGTACTTCGTTAAGAATGTTACAAGTTTCGCCGTACATTTCCATACACGGTACTTGTACTTGTACAGGGCGTGAATCAGTTTCACCTTTTACGCCTGCAAATGGTAGTTTGATAACAAGTCTTTCTTTCCAAAAGAATGTGTTATCTGCATTACCGTCTGGTAAGAAACGCATCGTTGCCGACTCGCCTTCTTTAATATTCCAAAATGGGTAAATGCTGTTATCACCGCCTGACTGACGGTTTCCTGAAGCGCCTGCTTCTTGTGCTTTGAGCTTTGCTCGGATTTCTGCTAATGATGCCATAGTTAATGCCTCCTAAATGTTATGCCTATGTGCAGTAGCTACATTGCTACTAGTGCCTATTTGTCTGTAGCACAGTTGTTATTATATGCTATTCTACAAACAATGTCAAGTCTTTTTTAAAGAAAAACTTAAAAAACTTTTTGGATTATTCATCCAATTCTATTTATCTCAAGCCTGCTAGTTCTCTCATTCTTTCGAATTCAGGTGATGTTTCAGGCTCTCTGTATTCTTCTGTTACTTGGTATACTTTAGTAATAAACTGTTTTGCAGGTTCTATAAATTCGTTACCGTAGTCTTTTTCTACCATAGTAAGTATTGCTGTTTCGCCTTTTGGAAATTCGCCTGCTTCTTTATCGTAATAAGAAAGTATAAACTCTCCTAATGGTGTCTTTTCGTCCTTTTCAAGTGTAATCTCATCACCGTCTGGTCCGTCAACTTTGTCGCCTTTTTTCTTGCCATTCATTTTGGCTTTCTTTACAGCGTGTGCATATGCATTGCCTTCGTCCATATTATCAACTAGCTCTTCTATGTAACCCTGAATAATGTCGTCTCTATCATCATCCATATGTAAGCCGTGTTCCATACCGTACTCAGACATTTCTCTATCTAACTCTTGTGGAGATAATCCTATTTCTTTTGCAAGTCCAGCTTCGCCGCCTTTTTCGTATACATCATTTAATTTGTCAAGTTCCATTTCTTGCTTGCTTGGCTCTGACTGTGGGTCAAAACTTTCATCAAATTCAATGTCGCCATTTTTCATTGCATCCATTGCTTGTTGTTCAATGTCAGCGTCATCCCAATAAAGTCTGTCTTCTGGTCCAGGTAATGTATTAGCAACTATCTCTGGTTTACCGTTTTTAATTTCAACTTCAACTTCTACTTCGTGTTCGCCGCCATCTTGATCAGTAACAAACAACGCCATAGTTCCTACTTTGCCTTCTTGTGTTTCGTTAGTTTCTTGTTCACCAAACTGACCCATCATTTCTTCAAACGCTGA